AGGACTTATTTCACCAGCGAAAATTAAGAATACGGTTTACCTAGACCCATTACAATCTAAAGGTGGTTTAAGAATGTTTAAGAGACCTGAAAAAGGTCGTCTTTATGTTTGTACTGTTGATGTTGCCAGAGGCACAAATAAAGATTATTCTGCATTTGTAATATTTGATGTTACAAAAGACGAGAATAAAAAAGTACCTTATGAAGTTGTGGCTACATATAAGAACAATGAAGTTAAACCCTTTGTCTTTCCTAATATTGTTGCTCAAACTTGTAAGGCGTATAATGAGGCACATATACTTGTTGAGGTTAATGATTTAGGTCAATCTATTTCAGAGGCGATGCATTACGAGATAGAATACCCTAACATATTGATGACAACTCAAAAAGGAAGAGCAGGTCAAATACTTGGAGCGATGTTCTCAGGTAGAGGTACATCACTAGGGGTAAGAATGACAAAGCAGATAAAAAAGGTCGGTTGTGCGAATTTTAAGACGCTTATGGAGGGTGATAAACTATTAATCAATGACTTTAACATAATTGAAGAAATGTCAACTTTTTCACGTAAAGGTAATAGTTGGCAGGCAGAAGAGGGTTGTAATGATGATCTAGTTATGTGTCTTGTAATATTTGGGTGGTTATCTAATCAACCTTATTTCAAAGAATTATCAGATTCAAATATACGTAGTCAAATGTATTTAGAACAAGAGAAGTTAATAGAGCAAGATATGGCACCTTTTGGATTTGTAGATGATGGTATAAACAGCGACCCTGAACACGAAGAAACAATTGATGAATATGGAACGAGATGGATACCGATCGTTAGAAAGGGTCAATAATTGTAGTTTTAGGTTATTATAAATATCTACAATGATAAAAAGTTTGACTATGGACGTAAGAAAACTTACGAATTTTGATAAACATAAACAATTAGCTAATTAAGAGGAGAATTAACCTATGGCATTTCAAGTATCACCTGGTGTTCTCGTACAAGAAAGAGACTTAACTAATATAATCCCAGCAGTATCAACTTCAATTGGTGCTATGGCAGGTGCATTTAGTCAAGGTCCTATTGATGAAATCATTTCGATTTCTAGTGAACAAGAATTAGTAGATACGTTTGGAAAACCGAACTCAACTAACTTTGAGACTTTTTTCACAGCGGCTAACTTCTTAGCTTATAGTAATGCTTTGAGAGTTGTACGAACCCAAAATACGTCAATCGCAAATGCGACAGCTTCAGGCTCAAGCATTTTGATTAAAAATACTGACGATTACCAAAATAATTACTCCGCTGGTCAAGGTACAGTAGGTACTTTTGCGGCTAGAACAGCTGGAACATTTGGAAATAGTTTACAAGTATCAACTTGTCCAAGTGCGGCAGCATATGAAGAAATATCAAGCAGATTAGTTGCTTCTGATTCAACAACAAATGCAGTTGGTAATACAACTGTAAATGTTGACGAAGGAAGTGATTTTAATGTGGGTGATATTATTCAGTTTTCTACAACTGCAAGTACAAACGACTTTGATGACGGAGATTTTTATAGAATAACTGCTATATCAAGTGAAACTCTAACTTTCGTTCAACACCCTAGAGGAGCTGGCGGATTGAAAAGAGTTATCGTTGATAACGCAAAAATAAAAAGAAGATGGAAGTATTACGACTCTGTTGATAGAGCACCTGGAACTTCAGCTTTTGTATCTGATAGAAACGGAGCAAATGATGAAATCCACGTTGTTGTTATTGACGAAGATGGCGTAATAAGCGGCGAACCTGGAAGAGTGTTAGAAACTTTTTCTAACCTATCAAAGGCAAGTGACGCTAAAACTCCACAAGGAGACACTAACTACTACCCAGATGTGATCTACAATAAATCACAATACATTTATTGGATGGACCACAATACTTCTGGAACTAATTGGGGTAATGAGGCAAGTGGAACAACTTACACTGCAGTAAATGACCCTACATTAGAATCTTTATCTGGTGGAAACAATGGTTCAACAGTAACTGATGCACAACTTAAAACTGCTTACGAAAAATTCCAAGACAGTGAAACAGTTGATGTAAACTTAATTATGAGCGGAACTTCTACAAGTGCTGCGCATATTGATAACATAATTACTATTGCCGAAGAAAGAAAAGACGCAGTAGCGTTTGCTTCACCACAAAGAGCAGATGTAGTTAATATAACTAACGCAAACACACAGATGCAAAACGTCAAAGATTTCTTTGATAGTGTAAGATCATCTTCATATGTTGTATTTGATAGCGGATACAAATATCAATATGACAGATATAATGATGTTTACAGATTTGTACCACTCAACGGCGATATAGCTGGATTATGTGCTAGAACGGACACAGTAGCTGATCCTTTCTTCTCACCAGCTGGCTTCAATAGAGGTATCGTTAGAGGTGCTGTTAAGTTGGCATTCAACCCAACTAAAGCACAAAGAGATATACTTTACCCAGCAAGAGTCAACCCAGTTGCAACTTTTCCTGGTCAAGGTACAGTCTTATTTGGTGACAAAACTGGTCTTACAACGCCTAGCGCTTTTGACAGAATAAATGTTAGAAGACTGTTTATCTTATTAGAGAAAGCAATATCTACTGCTTCTAAATTTCAACTCTTTGAATTTAATGACGAATTTACAAGAGCTAACTTTAGAAATATAGTAGAACCTTTCCTAAGAGAAATACAAGGCAGAAGAGGTATTACTGACTTTTTAGTAGTATGTGATGAAACTAACAACACAGGCGATGTAATTGATAGAAATGAATTTAAAGCTGAGATTTTTGTAAAACCAGCTAGAAGTATCAACTTTATCACATTATCATTCGTAGCAACCCGAACTGGCGTCTCTTTTGACGAAGTTGCAGGTTAATAGTAGAGGAGAATAAAAATGGCAAACATATCAGACTTCAAAGCTAAACTTGCAGGCGGTGGCGCTCGTGCCAATCAGTTTAAGGTAACAATGCCTTTTCCTGGTTATGCAAGTGTTGGTGGCGAAATAGAAGACTTTGCTTTCTTATGCAAAGCTACAGCTCTACCAGAAATGACTATCGGAAACATAGATGTCAAATTTAGAGGTAGAGATATAAAAATAGCGGGTGATAGAACAATCCCAACTTGGACTGTGACTGTTTACAATGATACAAATTTCAAACTAAAAAATGCGTTTGAAAGATGGCAGAACGGTATTAACAATATGACGGACAACGAAGGTTTAACTAACCCAGTTGACTATCAAGTTGATGCATTCATAGATCATTTAGACAGAAATGGTAATACTATTAAATCATACACTTTGAGAGGTGCATTCCCGACAAGTGTTGGTGGTATACCATTAGATTATGAAACGACTGATGCGATTGAAACTTTTGATGTGACTTTTTCATATCAATTCCACGAAAGCAATACTACAACTTAATTTTGATTGGAGGGGCTTAGGCCCCTCCTTTAAAACTAGTATAAGTATTACAAAGTAAAGGAAACTAGAATATGGCTGAATTATTTGGATTTAGTATTACACGGCTAAAAAAACAAGCAGATCCAAAACAAAGTTTTACCACTTCTCAAGCTGATGACGGAACACAAACGGTATCGGCTGGTGGGCACTTTGGGTCTTACTTGGATATGGAAGGTACTGCTAAAACAGAGCAGGACCTTATTCGTAGATATAGAGAAATCGCTCAACACCCCGAGTGTGATATGGCGATTGAAGATATAATCAACGAAGCGATTGTAGCTAATGAACTAAAAGATGCAGTAAGAGTACAATTTAATAATATACCTTACGGCAAAGAAATACAAAGAAAAATAGAAGACGAATTTACTGAAGTTTTAAGATTAATGAACTTTGGTACAAAAGGCCACGACATATTTAGAAGATGGTATGTTGATGGTAGAATTTTCTATCAAAAAATTATTGATAGAGAAAATCCTAAAATGGGTATTGTAGAACTTAAATACATTGACCCTCGTAAGATAAAAAAGATTAGAGAAGTTAGAAAGAAAAGACCTGACGTTCCTAGTCCATCATCTTTAAATAGTCTCGCAGTTGTTGATGAATA